AGGGTTTCATCGGGAAAGTTTAACCTAAATGCTTCCACTACCGCTTTGATTTTTAGACTCGGGGTGTTATGTTGGCCCTGATAATAACCTTGACTTGGACTACACATCGTTTAATTCTTCAATGATTTTTAATACTTCATCAACTCTCACCACATTTACCTTTCCATCGTTGGCGTCATAAACATTTTCTGTTGATGTGAATCTGCCATTAGATTAAAAGCGATTTGTAATGATCATACACTGTTTTGATCTGGCTGTCAATATTTGTGTGCCAGTTATCAGAATGTCACAAGACGAGCGGTAGGAAATTGAGGTTTTGGTAATGGATTATTAAGAGCTTTACACATTTTATAATAAGTTGCTTGACTTATAGTATCTGTGTCTAATTCAATATCACTAGCATGAGACAAAAACATAGAATATTCGTCGCTATCTAAATCTTCCGATGGAATGATGTTATTGAACGATGAATATATCATAAACCGAGGTTGACGTAAATTATGTTGCTCCGCGAATTCGGCCATATCTCTTAGTTCTTTCTTACCTTGTGGGCTAAGGATGGTTTCAAGAATGTTGACCGTGGACGTTCCTGAAGAATCGATAATTACGTCTGCTTTTTCATTGTTGATGAACCCGAGAAACTTAACTTTAAACATTTTCATCTACAGCTTCATATTTATTCTTCAACTGTTCCAATAACTTACGTTCTTTTTGTTCAAGTTCAATTTTATCTTGTGCTCTTCTTATTTTAGTCTTTTTTAGATTTTCTCTATAAATTTCATAAAGCCTAACTCGTTCATTATACTCATCATCAGTTTCTTCTCTATCACAATATAGCCGGATATAAGGCACAAAATCTTTAAGCTCATAATAATCTAAAGCTGGATCATATTCACCCAATGTCAATCCATACCAACCCGCTTCAATTAACTTTTCAATTGTGGCTATAAGATCTTTAAGACCATAAAAATCATTGGTTAGGGTATAGATCTGTGACTTCTGTACTTTGATTTTTTCTTTAGGTTTTTTCATTGTAATTATTTCGTGCTATTATAAAACTCATAGGCTCTTACAGTTTGAATGATTTCTCGTGTTGCATTTGGATTTCTTTCAACTCCCTGGCGAACATCAACATCCTCATCTCGGGCAAGAATTGTTAGGGTTTCTGGAGGAGTGTTGGGGTTGTGTGCAACACCGCAGCGAACACTCCAACGCTCATCTCGGGCAAGAATTGTTAGGGTTTCTGGAGGAGTGTTGGGGTTGTGTGCAACACCGCAGCGAACACAATAACCCTCATCTCGGGCAAGAATTGTTAGGATTTCGGGTGGAGTGTTGGGGTTGTGTGCAACACCGCAGCGAACACAATAACCCTCATCTCGGGCAAGAATTGTTAGGATTTCGGGTGGAGTGTTGGGATTGTCTGCAACTCTATAGCGAACACAATAATTCTCATCTCGGGCAAGAAGTGTTAGGATTTCTGGTGGTGTGTTGGAGTTGTCTGCAACACTACAGCGAACATCAGCATCCTCATCTTGAGCAAGAAGTGTTAGGATTTCTGGTGGAGTGTTGGGGTTGTATGAAAGTTCAAGTTTGTTCATATGCGAGGATTATGTACCAACATATGGTAACACACGTTCAAGATATTCTAAAATCTATGTGCCACTTTTTAGATCGGCCACTAAAAAGTTAAATAGTCTATCCGATAGGTGCTCAAATAGCATTAGTTTCTTTTCATTTTCAGTATTGTAGCGACTACCAAAAAGATTCGTAAGAAAATCAATGTCCTCTTGTTTAATGGACATTTTTATTTCAACGGTTGGTGTAAGATCAATTAAAGTCTTTTTGGCCACAATATTGATTGATTTATCGCCAATATCTTTGATTTTTTGATGAACCCTACAATCCTTTTTAACCTTGTCAAAAATGTCACTTTGCCTTTTATGTTCAAATTGCAAATTCCAGGCAATTAGACCGATATTACTAATATACGACTCTTTAAGATTTGTAGCCGGATCTCTAAACATTGGCATATCGGTATAACTAACGGTAAGCTTTGTGAAACCGGAATCGTTCTCAAAGATTTCATCAAATTTATTCTTTTCTTCTCTAATTGTTGATGATATGTTAATTTTACTTAACTTACCTGCAGCTAAACAAGGATAAACAACATTAAAAAAGTCATCTACTACATTCTTTGGCGTATATGCCATTTCATCTAGAAATACTGCATCAAGAGAAATTCCATGGAGAGAATTTTGAGTTACTGCCCTAACTCTGGAACCATTCTTAAAGCTTATAGTATCGCTGTTATTTATGACATCTCCGGGTTTTAGAAAGTCTGGTACACTATCATAGAGCGTTTTAAACCTTTCCAATAGCGCGAGTGTGCTACTATTATTAGACGACTTCACTACAACGGTTTTCCCACTGTTAAAAATTACAAAATGTAAAAGCTGTAGAAGTCCACATAAAGTTTTTGATGATTGTCTGGGGGCCTTGATAATATTGAATCGGTTGTTATAAAAACTATTAATAATGGCTTCCTGATAATCATATAATTTAAAATTAACGGGGTTCCCCTCAGATGGCGTCAAAATTTTTACATAGTTATTAATAAAATATACCGGATCTTTTGCACACCTTTCAATTTCTTCTAGCTGTTTTTGCGGCTCAATTTGTGCAATTTGAGTCTTAAGTTCTTGTAGCTCTTTATACGTTAAGTTGTTTAGATTAATCATTTGTTTGTTCCTTCAAATCTTTCCTTAAGTTTTAAATATTGCTCGTAGACAATTCAGTGAATTTTTACTATCTTATAAGTCTTTCCATTACTTGTAACGTATCCATCACTTTCGCATGTTAATGCTTCTCTCAACTGAACTTTTGTATTTGGATCTCTAATTAGCCCTTCCAATTTTTTGCTTATTCTACCTTTCATAAATCGTCACTATCTCTAAACCCCAAAAACACCGGATGTCTCGGCAGATCCTTAACGCCTTGGGGGAAATATTTATACTTGATGAGCCGGCCCAGGTATTTCTCTTTATTGTTCCAAATCTCATCCCGCATTAAATCATTTAGACCAGAACCAACTCCAAATACCTGCCCTTCTTTATTTTCCACAATAAGAGTGCCAGCAGTATTTGCTCCAACTAATCCGGCAATTGAAGAGGATCTTTTAGTTCTACCAAAGGCATCTTTTTGAGCTTCATTCTCATTGTGCATCTTTTCTTCAATAGCAATAAGAACTGCCTCATCATCTAAGAATCTTTTAACCTTAAGGAGAATATTATCTCTTACAGTTGAACGTCCAAACTTATATGTCCCAAATGGATCTCTTAACATTACTCCTTCATAGCCACCTTCAAGGCAAATTATTTCATATGAATCAAGTTCTTCTTGATTATTAACAGTTACTCCAGTTAATAGATTATATTGACTGGTATTTGGAAAAGTTGGAAAGTTAAGAATTCTTAAGTAATATGGGAGAATATCTTCTTGATATGGGTCAACATAATCAAAGAGCCATGCCTTAAAATCGGGCTCGCCTTCAATACTCATTACACCGCTACTGGATGATTGAAAGGTATCTCCAACTGTAATTTCTCCATCTACCCCATCGGTTAGATTTTCACTTAAAACTCGTTGAATGTAATTGTTTCTAATGGGTTTAAATGTGCGAGATACTGCAACACCATTAACCATAAGAAATCTAATTCCGTCAATCTTTGGAGATGCAACATATGGAAACTTAGCTTTTGCTTCATCGTAATTTCCAGCAAGCATTGGCTTTCTAATTTGCGGCATTTTAATATAGTTCTCTTAATTTTTGAGCTGTTTGAGATATTCTCCGCTTACCGAAACCTTTTGGTAATGGGAAAATTATTTTATTCTTTATGTTGGCACTAAACTTATCACCATAAGGAGCCCATCCAACTCCGCAATGTATTTCAACGAAAGCAACTTTACATTCCCCCTCCAAAGTAAATTGAGAAAGATTCAATAAGTAATGAATGGCATCATGCTCAGACCAGGCTTTTAAATAATCTTCATATGATACTGAATAGATTCCCGTACCATTGTAATTCCATACGTTATGTTTGAAATGATTTAAAGTTAATACCTTATCTGGACAAACATCATAATAAAATTCTTCAAGCGTAAACATAGACAATGTATTGTAAAGTTTTATTCATAATACCGTTCTTTTTTCATATAATTGAAAGCTTCTTCAAGTGTAGAGAATTCATCGCCACCACTGTACCTGCCCCTTCCAATTTTTACTTTCGTTGTCTCTGGGTGTATCAGTAAGCTAACACTGTTTCCATGTTCAGAAAGATAATGATCAAAAATTGGAAAAATTAAATAACCATCATCATCTTTATAAGTTACCCTATTCATTACTTTGCCCAATTCAGACTCAAACTCTGTGAATTTTCCATCTCTTGGAGTGCTAATTTGAAATGTAATGAATATTTCAGAATAATCATTATTATTATGATAAGCCTGCAATTCAAAGAGATGTTTAGTAATACTATAAAGGTTTGGCCAAGTTTTATAATGCTCATACCTGATTTCTCTATCATTATGTTTTTGATAAATCCACCAATCAATAACTTCATCAAGAGATTCGCCATTATATGGTCTTGATACTGTGGTGTTAATACACTTACGAGTCCCCCTAACTGTACCGGATTCTACCCATTTGTCATATTCTTCAATAGCGGTTGCTGCATCAACAATTTTTGAATATTCGGCTACTGAAGAATATGTATCAATAAATTTTTGAGCTTCCTTTTCTGTTTCAAATTGTGTGGCAAATTTTGGGCTATACACTTCCTCAAATTTTTTAGAATCAACCAGCCTTACATAATAGGGAATGGATTGGTCAAAATCGTGCTTGATGATGTAGTTCATTATTTTAGGGTGATGGGAATTCATTTAATGGAGAGAATGACTCTTTCTGGAGCTGATGCTACTGTATAGTAATCTGGAACATGGTCTGTGGGGTTGCCCTTATTGGTTTCAGTATATTAATCATATGCTTCTTGATATGAATCAAAAAATGAATCCCAAGAATCGCTTCCCCAACCTCTTTCAGATTCGTGAACATGAACCTTCCAAATGTCCTCTCTAATTGCTCGTTGAATTACCTGTTCTTCAGTTAGTCTAGCCATTTTGTTTTTATGTGTGGTTTGCCTGCGCATAATACTATAAGAACCCTCATCTGTCAAGATTCATTATGACAGTTGTTGAAGTGGATTCACACTCACAAAAACCTCCAACGATTAACATATGATTTAGATGTGTTTCCATCCGACACGCTTAAGATCATAACACACCTGTTTGAATTTGTCAAGTCCCCTTGTCTATTATCAGCATACCATGACGTAGTATTATTACCTATTGACAAACTCTTGTGTTCCTGTTATGCTCCGCTTTGTCAAAAGTGATGACATTCCTTTATTAACTATTATTAAATAAGTATATGACACCTGAAGAGATTGAAAAGTTAATTGACGATAAGATTGCAACACACGAATATAAAGTAGGAATCGTAAGTGGTATAATAGGAACATTAATATTATTAGGAATCTTTCATGCTTTCTGTCTGGTACGTTGATAAATAATTGATATAAGCCGACAAATGTAATGTCAGATAATTGTTCACCTATTGATAATAGGAACTTTCTATCACCAAATCAATTTAAGTTTACACTAAAACGTGCTCCAAAGGCAGCATTTTTTTCTAATAGTGGTAATATCCCCGCATTAAGACTGGGAACAGCTAATCAACCGACATATCTTAAGATGATTGATCAACCTGGTGATATGATCACCTTTGAGGATTTCAGCTTTAAGTTTATGGTTGATGAGGATTTAACTAACTATCTTGAAATACAAAATTGGATAAGAGGTCTAGGTTTTCCTTATTCATTTCAGCAAATAATTGATTTACAAAAAACCAGACCTGACTTAAAAACAAACATAACTAATCAACTGAACATTGTATCGGATGGTACTCTTTTTATACTATCCAGCAATAATAAGACGAATGTTCAAGTAAGATTTTACGATATGTGGCCATATGATCTAACATCATTGCTTTTTGATACAACTCGTAGTGATTCACAATACCTCACAGCGGAGGTAAAAATGAAATATACATACTATGACATCAGAAATGCAAAGGGACAGCTTTTATGAAAATTTTGGATATAAATGCTATTCAACAGATGTGGAGAGAAGATGCAAAAATTGATCCAGATGATTTACACAACGAATCACTAAAAATTCCAGAACTACATGCAAAGTATTATGAGATTTTTACGAATCTCCTACTATTGAAAAAAAATTGCGAAGAAAATAAGAAGAGAATTAGGCACGAAAAATACGAGTATTATACCGGAAAAGCAGAAGCGGAAACATATATTCAAAATCCCCTAGATAAAAAGGTAAGAGATAAAGAACATCTTCAAAGTTGTCTTAATGCTGATGCCGATATTTCAAAAATAAATATCAAGATTGAAATTTATGATGTGAGTCTTGCATTTCTTCAGGACATCATTAAGATGCTCCATAATAGGTCTTTCCAAATTAAAAATAGTTTGGAAGCTCAAAAATACATCAGTGGCCTATAATGACAGACGTAACAATCTCAAAGAAGAACGAAGTATTTATTAAGCTAAAATGTGAACCGCACATTCTATATGAACTACATCCATATTTCACCTTTGAGGTAAATAATGCAAAGTACATGAAGCGTTATAATAAAGGGTGGAACGGTCAGGTTACATTACTGAGCACGACTACCGGTGAAATATATGTTGGTCTTTTGGATAGAGTCATTGCCAAACTTAAGGTCCTAGGATACTCTTACGAATTTGAG